TCTTTCATAGACATTCTTCGTAAGAGAATGGCTGTTATGGCTGCAAACCCAACAATGCTTACAGGACTTTCTGGTAACATTGCAATCCCCAGGATGACTCAGACAGCGACAGGCTTTTTCGTTGGGGAAGGATCTGAGCCTACCGAGAGCCAGCAGGCGTTCGACCAAGTGAACATGACACCAAAAACTGTTGGTGGAGTGGTTGAATTTACTAGAAGACTTCTGTTACAGTCAAGCATTGATGTTGAGTCAATGATTAGAGATGATATTGCAAGAGTTATTGCTACTAAGTTAGACAATGCAGCTATCTACGGTACAGGTTCTTCAAACCAACCATTAGGTATCAAAGACACAACTGGTGTTGGTACACAAACAATCACTACATTCGGTACATTTGCTGAGTACATCGGAATGGAAACTGATGTAGCTGCTGCAAACGCAGATGTAGCAAATATGTTCTACATCATTAATGCTTCTGCTAGAGGTGCATTGAAGAGTACAGAAGTTGCTTCCAATACAGGTAAGTTCGTTTTTGAGAACAATGAAATCAATGGTTATCCTGCTATTGTTTCAAATCAACTTGTAAACAACGATGCACTATTCGGTGACTTCAGCCAGTTCTGTATTGGTATGTGGAGTGGTTTAGATCTAACAGTAGATACAATCACAAAAGCGGGTAGCGGTACAGTCAAAATTGTTGCGTTGCAAGATGTTGACTTTGCTATCAAGCAACCAACTGCGTTCTGCTTCGGCACATAATATGAAAGTTGAACTAATTAGATCAACAATGATAGCTGGAGTCCCAACGGACTCTGGCACTACTATTGAAGTAGATAATAATGTTGGTCGTTTGCTTATTTTTAGTGGTAAAGCTATAGAAGCTTCAGAAACGACTCCTGTAGTTGAAGAAGAAGTTGTAGAGGAAAAGCCAAAAGCAAAGCAAAAACCTAAGAAAAAACAGACTACTACAACAGAGGAAACTTAAAGTGGCAATCATTCAACAAAACTTGGAAAAGCTAGATATAACAGCAGCAGTAGCATCTGCTTCTGTTACATCAACAGCTACATCAAGTGCTATTGATTTACTAGAATTTGATGGCGATGTTGTTCTTGTTCTTAACTGTGCAGCAGGAACAGGATCATCTCCAACTTTAAATATTAAAGTTCAAGATTCTGATACATCAGGTGGTACTTATGGAGACTTGTCTGGAGCAGCTTTTACTGAAGTAACAACTTCTGCATCTGTTCAGAGTCTTGCAGTTAATAAAGATGAATGTAAAAGATTCATCAAGATAGTTCAAACAGTAGCGGGTTCTTCACCTGTTTTTGTTTACGGAATATCATTAGTTGCTGCTAAGAAGTACGGATAAAAAATATAGCCCCTTTCATGGGGCTTTTTATTATGGCATTTACTGAAGATTTAAGTACATTTTTTGCTGATTTTTCAGATACCGTTGTGTTTAATAGCACTACTTACAAAGGAATATTGGATGAACCTGATGAAATAGTTGCAGATGATAGAGTATTGACTACTGATTATCAACTTACAGCTAAGTCAAGTGATCTTGGTAGTCTTGTTTTTGATGATGCAATTACAGTAAATTCTGTTTCTTATAAAGTAAGAAGTACTAGAAAAATAGATGATGGTAGTTTATGTATTGTTTCTTTAATGAAGGTATAAAATGACCAGTAAAAGAGAACAAATATTAGCAAAAATAAAGACTAATCTTAGTGGTACTACTGGAGTTGGTTCTAGGATTTTTAGGTCTAGGTCTGAACCTCTAACAAGGGCTGAATCCCCAAGCTTGGTAATTGAGTTTGTTACAGATCAACCAACTATAAATAGTGCTACATATTTAAAACTAGATTGGACTTTAAGAGTAAGAATAGTTGTTATTGTCAGATCACAAACACCAGATACATCAGCAGATCCCACGATTGAAAGTTTACATACAAAAATTGTAAATGATCCTACTCTTGGTGGACTTGCTATAGATGTAAGACCATCAACTGTAACCTTTGATGTTATAGAAGCAGATCAACCTGCGGGAGTTGTGTTTTGTGAATATGAAATAGATTACAGATCAGACTATAACGATTTATCAACATGATCTATACTTCAAACATGACCCTAACAACCCTTATTGTCTATTATGAAGTATGAAAATCCAACTGAGGGCGGTACTTACATACTTGACCCCAAAACTGGCAAATCAAAGCTAGTTCAACAAACAACACAAGCAGAACCCCCTACTGAGGTAACTAAAGATGGCACTACTAACAAGAAAGAGAGTAATTCTGATTGAGGCAGAAAGCAGCTATGGATCAGATCCAGGTATAGTTGCTGCTGATGCTGTTCTTGTGAGAGATTTGAGTATTACACCACAATCAAGTGATGTTGTAAGTAGAGATGTTGTAAGACCGTTTCTAGGAGCTTTCCAACAACTACTAGCAAACACAAATGTTGAGGTAAGTTTTTCCGTAGAACTTGCGGGAAGTGGAACAGCAGGTACAGCCCCTAGATATGGAGATGCTCTTAAAGCCTGTGGCTTTAGCGAGACTGTAAGTAGTGGAACAAGTGTTACTTATGCACCTGTTTCAACAAGTTTTTCTTCAGTTACTATTCACTACAATACAGATGGTGTTAGGCACAAAGTAGTTGGAGCAAGAGGCAGTTTCGTGATTAATGGATCTGTTGGTGAAATACCTACAATCGACTTTACTTTCCAAGGTATATATATCCCTCCAACAGACACAGCTTTACCTACTGTTACCTATGGAGATCAAGCAACACCTCTAATATTTAAGCAAGGTAATACAAGTAGTTTTCAGTTACTTTCACATTCTGGTGCTTTATCTTCTATCTCTTTAGATATAGGTAATGAGCTTGTTTATCGTGAGTTAGTTGGTGGTTCACAAGAAACATTATTAGTTAATAGAAACATAACTGGTTCTGTTTCAATAGAAGCCATACCATTAGCAACAAAAGATTTCTTTGCTGCTGCACTTGCTGAAACAACAGGAAACCTAACATTCTTACATGGAACAACTGCTGGTAACAAAGTACAAGTATCTTCTACAAAAGCTGATATTGGTGACGTTGCTTATGCAGAAGAGGATGGAATCCAAATGTTAGAGATTCCTTACACATTAGTTCCAACTTCACAGAACGATGAGCTGACAATAACTTACACATAGATACTGACTAAGTATTGACTACTGAGTTAGAGTAAAGAAGAATATATTTTAATTTATGCCTTTTGTACGAAAAAAAACTAAGGTTTACTCTTGGCCTGTAAAAGTACAAACACCATCTACAACAAAAGTAGGCGAGTTTGAAACTACAAAATTTACAGGCAAATTTAATCGTTTATCAAGGACTGAACTTAATAACTTTGAAGAATCGACTGAGTATGATGCTTTGCAAAAAGTCTTAGTAGGTTGGGAAGATGTTAATGAGGAGGATGGGACACCTATTCAATTTTCACAAGCAGTATTAAAAGAATTTGCTGAGGATACAGATTTTGTTGCGGGTGTATTAGAAGCATTTAAAGATTTTTATAGTAATGCACAAGCAAAAAACTAACTGATGCTACTTTATATTGGGCTTCGGGTAGCAAAAAAGTTATAGATGAAACCGCTAAAGATGCAGAAGTTTTTGGTATTCAGATAGAGAAGCAACCAGAAGAAAAAGACGAGTTTGAAGTGATGGAAGAAAATTGGGATATAGTTATGATGTTTTTAAGAATGAATACACAATGGTCAATGTCTTTTGGAGGTGTAGTAGGATTAAAATATGAAGTCTTACTGCTTGCTGGTGGACTATTTGACCTATACAATGTAGAAAACAGATTAGAAATGTTAGAGGGCTTACAACTTATGGAATCTGTGGCTCTTCGTGAAATTAATAAGGAGAAAAAATAGTGGCAAAAGCTATTGATACTGTAAAACTTAAATTACAATTAGAAGGTTTTTCTGCTGTTAAAGGAATAGGAAAAGATTTTGAAAAATTTCAAAGTACAGTAAAAATTTCATCTCAAAGATTAGAACCATTAATAAAAAAACTTACTCAAGTAAATGGAAAAACTGTTTTAAGTAAAAATGCTTTTCAAGGACAAATTGGTGTTTTAACAAATCTTAGAAATAGTGTTGGAATTGGTACTGTTGCTTATGACAGACTTGGTAGGGAAATTGATGAGGTAAGAGCAAAAATGAACGCTCTTACTCAATCAGCATCAGGTCAAGGTGGTATATTTTCAAAACTTCAAGCACGTTTCGATAAAATTCCAGTAGGAGGAAGAGCAGCTTTAGGGGCTTTAGCGGGTACAGCTACATCAAGGTTAGGCACTACAGGTCAGTTAGCATTTACTGGTGGTGCTGTCGGAGGGCCTGCTGGTGCTGTTATTGGTGCAGGTATAGGTGCTGCTGTTGATACTGTACAAGCTGCGGGTGCTGCTGCAAAATATTCTGCACAAATACAAAGACTCGAAATAGCTTTAAAAGGTGTTACAGGGACTCAAACACGTTTTAATAAAGCTCAAAAAATTATTTCTGATACTTCTAAAAGATTAAATGTTCCTATTGCAGCAGCAACAAAACAATTTACTCAATTATCTGCATCTGTAATTGGTGCGGGAGGTTCATTAGATGATGCAAAACTTGTTTTTAATGGTGTTACTGAAGCCATCAAAGCAACAGGTGGTGGAGCAGACGATGTACAATCTGCTATTCGAGCCATGTCGCAAATCTTTGGTAAAGGTAAGGTGTCGGCTGAAGAATTACAAGGTCAACTCGGTGAACGATTGGCTGGTGCAGTTGTAAAATTTGCAGAAGCTAGTGGAAGAACTTTACAAGAATTACAAAAAGATTTAAGAGATGGAACTGTTGGATTGGATAGTGTTATGAAATTTGTAGTTAAATTAAGTAAAGATCATAAGAACGCTGCTGAAGCTATGGCTGCATCAAGTGTTGAGGCTGGATTAAGGATGCAAGTATCATTAGAAGCATTACAGAAAGAAGTTGGAGATATATTTGTTCCTGTTGGAGCATTTTTCCAAAATCTTATTTCTGAAATAGCAAAATTAATTACTAGAATTTTAAAATTAAGAGATGCTTTTAATCTTTTAGGTAAGTTAAGAGGTGCTGCAGGATTAGAAAAAGAACTAGCAGATATTGATAATCAACTTAAAACAGGTTTCAAAGAAATAATGGATTTTAGTGACGTAGCACCAGGCTCTTTAGGAATACCAAAAATAAAAAAAGTAGAATTAACTAAAGAGGAAAAAGATGCTTTAAAAAAAAGAAAAGAAGATATTAATAATGAGTTAAAAGGAATAGAAGATAAAAGTGGATTTCAAGGTGTTGGTAAAGATGGAGGTAAACTTGTTTTAGAACAACAAAAAATATTAAATTTAGTAGGTCAAATTAACGATGAGAAATTAAAACAAGTTGAGATTGATTTTGAAGCTGCAAAAATGTTTGAACTTCTTGGAGGTGAGGGAAATAAATTTAAAGTTACTCTTGAGCAGATTAAAGAAGCCTTAAAACAAGGTAAAACAGAAACATTTAATTTTGCAGAAGAATTTAAAAAATTATCAGATAAAGCTACAGATCTTAAAAGTAGAATTGGAGAACTAGCTCTTGATTCTTTAACTAAATTATCCGATGCTTTCGCTGACTTTTTCTTTGAAGGTAAAAAAGGTTTTGCTGATTTAGCTAAATCTGCACTAAAAGAATTAAATAGAATAATAATTAGAGCAGCTTTTATGAAAACTATTGCAAATCCAATTTTAAAAGGTCTTAATTTACTACCTAATGCAGACGGAAATGTTATAGCAAACAATAAAATTGTACCTTATGCAAAAGGGGGGCTAATTTCTCGTCCCACAATTTTCCCGCTTGCTGATGGTGCAGCGTTAGCAGGAGAGGCAGGCACAGAAGCAATTATGCCTTTGCGTAGAGGTAGAGATGGAAAACTTGGAGTAGAAGCATCAGGTGGAAATATTGGTAATATAACTGTAAATGTAGATGCGTCAGGTTCTTCTGTTGAAGGTGACACCAATCAATCTCAAGAACTTGGAAACATTCTTGGTGCTGCTATACAAGCAGAGCTTATTAGACAAAAACGACCTGGAGGTTTATTAGGTTAATGGCACAAACTTTCCCTTCAATAGAAGCTAGTTTTGGAATTACAAAAAAAACTCAACCTTTTGTAACTCAAACTAGATTTCAAGATGGCTATGAACAAGTAATAAAATTTGGATTAAACATAAATCCAAAAGAATATAGTCTTAGTTTTAATAATATTACTAACGCAGAAAGTAATACTATTGAAACTTTTTTAAATGCAAGAATAGAAGATGGTGATTACTTTAACTGGCAAGCACCTGATGAGGCAACAACAAGTAAATATCGTGCTTTAAATAGAAGCAAGCAAATAAAATTTCCTGGTAGAGCTACGATTACCGTTACTTTTAGAGAAGTATTTGAACCCTAATGGCAATACCTGTATCTGAGCTAC